GGGTGAAACTTGATGAGATACAAACCGACTAAATTTATGCTGCCGACCTCTCATTACGATAAAAAACAGGCTGACCGAGCCGTAACTTTTATAAATAACCTAAAGCACACCAAAGGCAAATGGGCAGGTAAAAACTTTGATTTGCTTCCGTGGCAAGAGCAGATAATTCGTGATATTTTCGGCATTGTGAAAGAGAACGGAAAGCGACAATTCCAAACGGCATATATCGAAATTGGAAAGAAAAACGGCAAGTCCGAACTTGCGGCAGCGGTTGCTCTATACCTTTTGTATGCCGATAACGAACCGTCAGCGGAGGTTTACGGTGCGGCGGCAGACCGTCAACAGGCTTCCATTGTTTTTGATGTTGCAAGGCAAATGGTGAATATGTCACCTGCATTGACTAAAAGGTCAAAGGTCATGACGGCACAGAAAAGATTGGTAAACTACAGTAATGCCGGATTTTATCAAGTGCTTTCAGCTGAAGTAGGAACTAAGCACGGCTTGAATGTTTCGGGACTTGTGCTTGATGAGGTTCACGCACAGCCTAACCGTAAGCTGTATGATGTTTTGACAAAGGGTTCGGGTGATGCCCGTGAGCAACCGTTGTTCTTCCTAATTACCACAGCCGGCACGGACAGAAACAGCATTTGTTATGAGCTACATACCAAGGCAAAGGAAATCCTAAACGGCAGAAAGGAAGACCCGACATTTTATCCCGTGATTTACGGACTTGATGAAACAGAGGATTGGAACGATGAGAAAAATTGGTACAAAGCTAATCCCTCGTTAGGACACACAATCGGCATTGACCGTGTGCGTGAAGCGTATAAAAATGCTTTGGAAAATCCCGCAGAGGAGAATGTGTTTAAGCAGCTCCGTCTTAATATGTGGGTAAACTCAACTGTCTGTTGGATTCCTGATCACATATATGAAAAAGGAAACACACCTATTGATTTTGACAGACTGCGTGGCAGAGAGTGCTATGCCGGGCTTGACCTTTCAAGCACCTCTGATATAACCGCTTTTGTTTTGGTTTTTCCACCGAGAAGCGAAGATGAAAATTATATCGTGTATCCGCATTTTTGGCTGCCCGAAGATACGCTTGAACTTCGATGCAGGCGAGACCATGTGTTGTATGATGTGTGGAAAAGACAAGGTTTCATCAATACCACAGAGGGAAATGTAATCCATTACGGTTTCATTGAAAAATACATAAACGAATTAGGAAAGATTTATAATATAAAGGAAATAGCCGTTGACCGTTGGAATGCAACACAAATGACACAAAATCTTGAAGATGACGGCTTTACAATGATACCTTTCGGGCAAGGCTACAAGGATATGAGTCCCGCATCAAAGGAACTATACAAGCTGTTGATGGAGGGGAAAATCACCCACGGCGGCAATCCTGTGCTAAAGTGGATGTCAGGAAATATCGTAATGCACCAAGACCCGGCGGGCAACATCAAGCCGGATAAGGAGAAATCCGTGGAGAAGATTGACGGCATTGTTGCCACAATAATGGCTCTTGACCGCTGTGTCAGAAACGCCAATAACAGCGGCAGCGTTTATGATAATCGTGGGATTTTGGTGTTTTAAGTAAAAAAGCATTGAACTACTCTTTAATCTGTGGTATAATTATACCACAGAAAGGAGTGTTTTTATGCCACATATAATACCTATACGAGATTTAAAAAATACATCTACCGTTTCAGAATTGTGTCATACATCAAGTGAGCCTATTTTCATTACCAAAAACGGTTATGGAGATATGGTAATTATGAGTATGGAAATGTATGAAGAAAGAATGGCAGTTTTGGATTTGAAAAAGAAAATACACGCCGCCGAAGAAAATGTCAAAGAAAATAAAGTATCCGATGCAATGGAGTCACTCGGAAGAATAAGAGAAAAATACAATGTATAAGCTAAGGATTACCGATTTGGCAGACCGAGATTTAGACGGTATTGTTGAGTATATTGTTAAGGAATTGAAAAATCCAAAGGCGGCAAACGATTTTTTAAATGAGGTTGAAAAGAGTTATCAATATTTGATTACAATGCCGAAAATGTATGCCCTCTGTGATGAACCCGAAATGCAGGCAAAAGGCTACAGAAAAGTTTTAATAAAAAATTATGTGCTGTTTTTCAGCATTGACGAAACAAAAAAAGAAGTTGTGGTATTGAGATTTATATATGCCGCAAGAGATTATTACAAGTTATTTTGAATTTAAGCATCTATCATTATGGTAGGTGCTTTTTTGATACAAAAAACGGGAGAGTGATTGATATGAAAGGATTAAAAGGAATATTCAAGTCGAGGGATAAGCCGCAAAACAGAACCTCCGGCAGTGCATACCGATTTTTCTTTGGTAACAGCACGAGCGGAAAGCGTGTAAATGAAAGGTCTGCTATGCAGATGACGGCGGTGTATGCTTGTGTTCGTATTCTTTCCGAGGCAATAGCGGGTTTGCCGGTACATCTTTACAGATACACGGACAGCGGTGGCAAGGAAAAAGCAATAGACAATCATCTGTATTTTCTTTTGCATGATGAACCTAATCCCGAAATGACATCGTTTGCTTTCCGTGAAACGCTTATGACACACCTTTTGCTTTGGGGGAATGCCTATGCACAGATTATCCGCAACGGCAAGGGTGAAATTTTAGGCTTGTACCCGCTTATGCCCGACCGAATGACGGTTGACAGGGACGATAAAGGTAGACTTTATTACGAATATCAAGTAACTACGGACGATGCACCGATTAATAAAAAATCTACTGTGAAATTGAAACCCTACGATGTATTACATATACCCGGACTTGGTTTTGATGGATTAGTTGGTTACTCACCCATTGCAATGGCTAAAAATGCTATCGGACTTGCTATTGCTGCGGAGGAATACGGCAGTAAATTTTATGCAAACGGTGCAACACCAAGCGGTGTGCTTGAACATCCGGGCATAGTTAAAGACCCCGAAAAAGTACGGGAGAGCTGGCAATCAGCCTTTGGAGGCAGTGCCAATGCAAATAAAACTGCTGTGCTTGAGGAGGGAATGAAATATAATCCTATCTCTATTGCACCCGAACAAGCACAGTTTTTGGAAACAAGAAAATTTCAGATTAACGAAATAGCTCGAATTTTCCGAGTACCTCCGCACATGGTCGGTGACTTGGAAAAGTCGAGCTTTTCTAATATAGAACAGCAGTCTTTGGAGTTTGTTAAATACACACTTGAACCGTGGATTGTGAGGTGGGAGCAGTCAATAATGCGTTCCTTGCTCTCAGCGGAGGATAAGAAAAAGTATTTTGTTAAATTCAATGTTGACGGCTTGCTCAGAGGTGATTACCAAAGCCGTATGAACGGCTACGCTACAGCAAGGCAGAATGGTTGGATGTCAACTAACGATATTCGTGAACTTGAAAATCTCGACCTTATCCCCGATGAGTTGGGAGGTAATCTTTACTTGGTGAATGGCAATATGACAAAACTTCAAGATGCGGGAAATTGGAACAAATGAAGCGGAAAGATAAATCCGCCCGCCGATAGGCGGCTTTTGACGAAGTCAAAAGTTCTGAACAAGGAGGTAACGGATGAAAAATAAGAAATTTTGGAACTGGAAAAATGAAGCGGAAACAGCTGAGCGAGTATTAAGTATTAACGGAACTATCGCAGAAGATAGTTGGTTTGATGATGAAGTCACACCACAGCTTTTCCGTGATGAGCTTAATGCAGGAGATGGCAATATCACCGTGTGGATTAATAGTCCGGGTGGTGATTGTATAGCTGCTGCACAGATTTATAACATGCTTGTTGACTATAAAGGAAAGGTTACCGTTAAGATTGATGGAATTGCGGCAAGTGCGGCATCGGTCATTGCTATGTCGGGTGATGAGGTTTTAATGTCACCGGTTTCCACAATGATGATACATAATCCGGCAACAGTAGCATGGGGAGACCATGCCGAAATGCAGAAAACCATTGATATGCTTAATGAAGTGAAGGAAAGTATAATCAATGCTTATGCAATTAAAACGGGGTTATCTCGCACAAGACTTTCCAATCTTATGGATGCAGAAACTTGGATGAATGCAAATAAGGCAGTTGAACTCGGTTTTGCCGATGGAATTATTGAAAGAAGTGCTGAGGATAACTCGGAGGTTAATGCATCAGCGGAAATGTTTTCACAAAAAACTGTCAGCAATATTCTTTTAAATAAAATTTCGGCAAAGCATAAACAAACTATGGCGGAGCAAGCTGAAATACAAGCACCTATAGGACACTCTGTAAACACGATTATGGAGCGTTTGGACAATATAAAAAAATATATTTAACGGAGGAAATAAATTATGACTATTCAGGAACTTATGGAAAAGAGAAATAAAGCGTTTGAGGCGGCTAAGAATTTTGCTGAATCACACGCAACCGATAAGGGTACGCTTAATGATGTGGACTATGAAACATATCAAAGTATGGAAAAGGAAATTGAAAATTTCAGTAGAGAGATTTCTCGTATGCAGAGAGCGGAAAATATGGAAAAAGAACTTTCAAAGCCCATAAATACTCCTCTTACATCAAAGCCACAGAACTCATCCGGTGGAGCAGGAAAATGGCGAGCGTCCGAGGAGTATAAGAGTGCTATGGTTAGAGCGTTGCGTACAAAATTTAAGGATGTAAGTAATGTTCTCAGCGAAGGTGTAGAAAGAGATGGCGGTTACCTTGTACCCGAAGAATATGACAGTAGATTGATTGATGTGCTTGAAGAAGAAAATATTATGCGAGTTCTCGGCACAAAGATTACTACAAGCGGTTTACATAAGATAAATATTGTGGCAACGAAGCCTGCGGCATCTTGGATTGAGGAGGGCGGTGCATTAAGTTTTGGTGATGCAACCTTTGAACAGCTTTATCTCGATGCCTACAAACTCCATGTTGCAATTAAGGTAACCGATGAACTCTTATATGATAACGCTTTTAATCTTGAAAACTATATCATAACTCAGTTTGGTAAGGCACTTGCTAACGCTGAGGAAGATGCTTTCTTAAATGGTGATGGAAAGGGCAAGCCAACCGGTATTTTTGATGAGGTTGGCGGCGGTACTATAGCCAATACCGTTTCTTCAATCAGCGGTGATGATATTGTAAATCTTATTTATTCACTTAAGCGTCCTTACAGAAAAAATGCTGTTTTCATTATGAGTGATAAAACATTGGCATTGCTCAGAACTCTTAAGGACAGCACAGGAGTTTATATTTGGCAGCCTAATTATCAGGATTCGGAGCCTGACAGATTGCTTGGATATAAGGTGTACACTTCGGCTTATGCCCCAACGGATGCAGTAGCTTTCGGAGATTTTAGTTACTACAACATTGGCGATAGAGGTAATCGATCATTTAAGGAACTTACAGAGTTGTTGGCAGGTAATGATATGACAGGCTTTGTTGCAAAGGAAAGAGTTGACGGAAAGTTGGTACTTCCTGAAGCAGTACAGATTTTAAAGGTAGGTACAAGTAAGACGACAAGTACGAAGTCTTGATTTTGATTGGAGGGAACGGAAATGGTAAGTCTTGACGAAGCAAAAAACTATCTCCGAATTGATATTGATGAGGACGATGTTTTTATTGAAGTATCGATAAACACAGCCGTACAGCTTTGCAGTGATGTTGCAAGGTGTGAAAATGAGGACTTTGAAAAATCTGAATTAAGTAAAACAGCTGTGCTTTATGCTGTTGGCTATCTTTATGAACACAGAGAAAACGCAGACCATCACGCACTTACAATGACACTCCGTTCCCTTTTGTTTGCTTTGAGGGAGGGAGTTTTTTGACGGATATACTTGAACGATTGCGGCACAGAGTTGATGTGTTTTCAAAGTCGGAAAGTAAAACCGAGTTTGGAGAAGTTACACATTTATATGAAAGAACTCGTGCCGTTTGGGCAGAAATTACTCCCACTAACGGCAAGGAAAACAGCATTGACGGTGACTCTATACAGGTTGCCGTTACTCATAAAATCACCACTCGCAAGGGTGCGATTAAAGAACCTCGTAACGATATGTACTTTGAATATAAAGGACAGCGTTATGAGGTTCTGTATTTTATGCCGAATTACAGGCGAAATGATTTAGTTGAATTTTATTGTAAATTGATAATTGAAACGGAGGAAGATTACAATGGCGGAGATTAAAAAGGTATCGCTTGAACAGCTTATTCAGAAGAAACTTGAAAAGGACGGCAAGAGGAATGCCACAAAGGAAGTTTATGTTGAGAGCCTTGACGGCAATATCACAGTAAATAATCCATCGGATACACAGAGGATTGAGTTTGCCGATAAGACCAAGAATAATAGTTACATTGATATGATGGAGGCTTACACCAAGCTGATTTATGACTGCTGCCCTATGTTACACTCTAAGGAATTACAAGAGAGCATCGGTGTCAGCTACCCTTATGACACGGTAAAAGCGATTTTTGATACAGACGAGATTGCTGATATTGGTGTA